CGGCCCCAGAGCGCTTCACCGACGGTGCGGATGTCCACGGCAATCCGTCTCCTGCGAAAAAATAGGCCGGGTTTGGCGCGCCTCCCCCGGCCACTGTCTCCCCTTGGCGTTGGGATCAGGCAACGGCCGCGCTGATGACGTAACCCGCATCGGCGGCTGCCATCACGGGCGAGAGCTCGTCCGTGACCGGATAGATCCAGCTCTTGGCGTTGCGGTCCTGGTAGGGCTGCTCGACGATGGGATACCCGCTCAGCCGGTAGGTGTAGCCGTAGCTGGGCAGCCCCATGTCCGCCATCGCGCCGAGCTCGGTGTACGCCACCACCACGAACTTGCCCCAGACATCGGCCAACGCGCCGCTGGCGTCCTCGTAGACCGCGTCGCCGACCCGCACCTGGCGCACATCCCACAGCGCTGCGAGCAGATCCGTGGTCACGACGTCGCGACCGGTGTACTTGATTCGGTCGATGATCTTGCTGTGCGTCTTCAGCGCCGCGAACACTGCAGCACCGAGCACGACGGTATTCGCTCGCCGCCCGACCTTGGCGCGCACGGCCTCCTTGGCCGTCTCGATGTCGCCGTTCGGGTCGCTGGCGGACGGATCCGACCACTGATCGGTGCCGCTCAGGGTCACTTTGTTGCCGCTGGCATAGAGGGCGGCGTTGGTCGCCAGATCCGCCTGTGCCTTTTCTGAGCGCAGCGCGATGATGTTCTGCGTCTTCATCACCGCGATGGAGCCCTGGTCGATGCCCGGTACGGCAGCCGCATCCTGCATCAGCTCGAACGGCACCTGGCCCTCGAGGGCGTGCTGCTCGAGACTGTAGGGAACGCTCGCATAGCCGTACTGCACGCGCTTGGTGTTGGCGCCGGGGGCGCGGCCGGTGGCGTACAGGCGGAAGTCCTCGCGCGAGAACGACACGATTTTGCCGCCACGCTGCTCGACCGGCACGGCCGGGAACAAGGCGGCGCCGACCATGTCGGCGTTGCGGTAGCCCTGTGCGACCGTGGTGAGGATCGGATCGATGACGCGGGCCTGGCTCGGGGTCTGCTGCGGCATGGCTGGATCTCCTGAGGGTGAGTCCCGCGTCAGGCGACGTTCGGGACGAGCAGCGCTTCAATGAACTCGCCGGCGCCGCCGGCGGCCTGCAGCGCGAGGGCCACCTTGGCGCCGGAGCTGGCCCACGTGATCGCGCGCCCGACGCTGTCGGCCTTGAGCGTGGCCCCCACCGCGACGGCGGCGCCGGCCTCGACCACGGTGGTCCCGAGGACGTCGACGGGGATCTTGTCCGCCGCGACGGCGGCGCTACGGGCTACGCCGAGCGTGTTCGCGTCGGCCCCTGCCTGGGCGCCGGCGGGGGTCACGAACCGATGCGCGCCGATCGTGCCGGCCGCGGTCACGGTCAGGGTCAGGATGGGGGTCGACTGCTGGCTCATGATGGTGTGCTCCTGTCGGGGCGCTGCGCGCGCTCAGCCCACCGCCCGCACGGCGGTGAGATAGTCGGTGTCCGGGTGCTGGCGCTGGAACTCGAGGGCCTTGCGATGCTGCGCCAGGCGCCCCTCGTCGACCGCGTAGCCGCCGGGCACCAGGATCGGGGCTGCCTCTCGCTCCAGCCGCTGGCCGGCGTCGGACTGCTCGCCGACCGGGACCTGCTTGCCGAGCGCCTGCATGAACGCGAGGAACCAGGCGCGCGGCGAGAGTTGCGCCTTGCTGGCCGCGGCGCCCTCGCCGCGGCTGAACTCGAAGCGCGCTGCCTCGTCGTCGGGCAGCGCGAGCACGAACTCGACCATGCCCTCGGCCTGCGCGGGCGTGAGCCGGCCGGAGTCGATGGCGGCGGTGATCTGCGCGCTGTACTCCTGCGTCAGGCGCGTGCGCCGCTCGGCGGCGAGCTGCTGCTCGGCATCGGCGCGCGCCTGCGCGGCGGCGGCGTCCAGATCGGCCTGGGTAAAGGTCTGGGTAGGCTTCGGGTCGGGCATCGGCGGATCTCCCGTGGGTGCGGTGAACTCGGGCATGGGTTCTGGGGGTTGGCGCAGCGCGGCGGCCTGCTCGGCCAGCGCCTCGATATCGAACTCGGGCGCATACCGATCGGCGGCCTCGATCCCGAACTTCTCGACGATGAGCTCGCGCAGGTTGCGCAGCGCCCGCGCGAGCAAGCTGGCGGTGGCCGCATCGTCGAGCACGAACTCGTGCGCCGCCGCCGCCTCGAACGCGACCGGCTGCAGGCCCGGGACCGCGGGCGCCGCGGCACCGAGCCAGCCGACGTGGCGCAGCCGATAGCCGCCGCCCTCGGCGGGATCGATGGCGATCGAGCGCTTGCGGAAGCGACCCTCGCGGACCAGGGCCTCGAACTGCGGCTCTACATCGCGGAATCGCGCGAGCAGCGAGGCACCTGAGCGCTTGAGCTCGGAGACCCACCCGTAGGCGGGATCATCGCTCTTGGGGTGGCCGACCACCGCGGGCGCGGGATCGGCCGCGTCGTGATGCGCGACGATCGAGTCGAGATCGGACTCGGAGAAGAACTTGCGCCGGCCGGCACTGTCGGTCTGCCAGCCGCCGCGGAAGATCTCGACCCAGTCCTGGAGGCCCTTGGCTACGCCCATGCTCGGCCAAGCATGGCCGAGCGCGGCACGTCAGGGCAGAGTGACGCGCGTCACAGAGATGGCGGGGAGCCTCTGATCTCAGGCGCGGTGGCGCGCGCGAGGATTGCGATAGCGCGGCCGGCGCGGGAACAGGGGATCCCAGATCTCCAAACCACGGAGCTCGCATCGCACCCGCCGCGAGCGCAGCACAGCCTGGTACAGGATCCACGTGCGTGGGTCCATACGCCGGCGCGCCTCGGTACTCGCCGTCTCGGACTCCCAGCGCTGCACCTGGCGCGCGGTGACGCCTGGCAGCAGCACCGCGAATTCCGCCTGCGTGAGGCTGAATTCCTCGCGCAGGGCGCGCACGTCGGCGGGAGTCGGACTATCCATCCGCATGCGGGACTCCATTGAGCTCGCACAGATCCTCGGCGATCCGATCGCGCACGCTATCGACTCGCAGGGCGCGCATCGCGAGCGCCGAGCGCGCCTGCGGCGCGAACGCCCAGCGCCCGGCAGGCCCGCCGTACGCGCGCGTCTGCGCGTCGTACTCGATCCATGTGTACTCGCCGACCGTGATCTGCGCGGGCGCGGCGCCGTGCTCGCGGATCCACTCGTCGAGCGCGGCGGCGAATGCCGCGCGTGCCTGCGGGTGCGCGAGCGGCTGGCGCCAGACCAGCCGCCTGCGCAGCGCATCGTCGCGGCGGGTCCGGACCAGGAATGAGCTGCGGTGATCAGTCATGGGGGAGAGGGGAGGGGGGTGCGGGCCGGCCGGAAAGGCGGCGCTCGTGCGCCGCGTCGCTCAGTGTCTTGCTGCTCCGATGGGGCCGGCCGGCCCGCGACTCATCATAAGACGCGCATCTCCCAGTAGTCCAGCACGACGCCGCCGTAGCTACTGCCGTATGGATCGCGGTACTCCCAGGGTGGCAGCCCGAGATCCGCCCACTCGTCGCCGACCGTCGCCGGCGGGAGGCGCCGGTAGAGCAGATCGCCGGTCTCGTCGTCGACGATGTACTGGTGCCGACACTTGCGGGCCGGGTCCGATGATTGGCCGTCGTTCGGATCCCGCATCTCAAGCGTGCCGTCTTCGAGGATGCGCACCCATGTGCCGTCTACCTGAGGATGCCGGCGGAACCGCTTGACCCACGCCGGGGCCGGCGGGGCCGGCGGCTGCGGATCCGGGAGCTGGTCACCGCACACAAGGAGCACGCGGCCCGCGTGCCGGCGCATGTACCCGACGGTGCCGCACTCGTCCCCGTCGCACTCGGCGGGGACGAAGGCGAGCTCGGCGTGCTGGTCGGGCGCCATGCTGCCCGGCTGGTCATACCTGACATCGCCATGCGGCGTGCAGCCGCGGGCGAGCACCGAGATCACGGTGATCCCGGTGCAGGCGTTGGCCCAGACGCGCGCGGCGTCGGGGCTCGGCCCGACAGGGTGTCCCGCGCCGCGCTCGTCCCACTGGATCTGCCACGTGCTCGTCATGCAGTCGTTAGTCAGGTCCAGGCCCTCATCTGCCAGCCTGGCGAGGATCGCGGCCATCTCAGTCCGCGATATGCGGTAGCGCCGGCCGATCATCCGGCGCACGGTGTTGATTGACGTCATGGTTGCCTCCACGAGGTGTGTATTGCGGCGCGGCCCTACGCCACGCTCACGGACGAGAATAGCACGTCCGCCGGACGTGTCTACCGGCGACGGGTAACGGCCGGTATGCCAGGCGGTCGCCGCCGCTTTCCCTGCCTTTATCGTTACCCATTGCTCGATCCTCCGTCCCGACCCCATTTAAAACCCATTTAATCTCGCCGTGGCGCATTTAAAAAATCTCGGCCATAGGCCAGGGGCGCCCGGCCGGTGCGCCACTCCTGGAGGCTCTCAGGGCCCGTGGCGGGCCACGCCAGTTGAACGCCTCGGGGCCGGCGCCGGCGGCTGCGTGGCCCCGGCGCCTTGGCGCCGCAGATCGCGATGCAGGTCCTGCATTACCCGGAGCTGTTCGCGCTGCACCGAGATCAGCTCCACCATCCGCCCGCTGATGATCCAGATCCACACGGGCATCAAGGCCCAGATCACCAAATACGCGGCCAGGATCAGGCCGAGCACTCCGCTCGGTTCGGGTATCTCCATCTCGTCATCTCCTCATCGATCTGCTGGGGGATCGCGCTTACATCTCGCTGGCGACACCTCGCATGGCGTCGACGAGGTAGTCGCCGGTCGCCTGACCGCCTCTGTACATGACGCAGCGGACCTCATAAGCGCCTGGCACGCCGAGAGGGATGATACTGACGACCTCGGCGCACACGTGTCCGTTGCCGTTGATCCCGGTCGCGACCATCGTGCGGATTTCCGCCTCAGTCGGCACGTTGCGCACCGCTTCGATGCCGACATTCAGCCCCATCGCCCGCAGCCCGAAATAGGCGAGCTCGGTCCGCTGCTGCACGGAGAGCCCCGCCGCCCATACCGGGGCCGACACGAGCGCCCCAACCATTAGCGCCGAGCTAATCCTGAGGTGTATTGCGATCATCGTTTCACCCTCCCTCTGATTTCGCCGTC